TGCATTGTTATCACCGTAAACGACTTCGTACTCTGCGCCGGTTGGCGTTTCACCGAGGCTTGACGCACTCGTGTCCCGATAGCGCCGCACACCAGCCCCATCCGTCAACGCGATGGCCGTCATGCAGTCAGCCGGGTAGGCGTACCGATACGTCCAGCCGTTGCTCCCATCGCCAAGCAATGACAGCGCGACCTGCTTGATCGTGAACGGCCACACCGCATCGGCGAACACGTAATCGACTACGCGCTGATACACAGAATTGCAGGCGCGAGCGTGCTTCGTCGCATCCGACAACGCCGAGATGCGAACGTCCTGCCCAAGTCGGCCAAGCGCACCATTGCAAATATCGACAGATGAAGTCGCCATGCGTCACCCAGAAAAAGACCCCCCCGCACTAGGCGAGGGGGCTGTGGTCACTTCTGCTTTTCGGACTTTTGGCTTCTCAGCCTTTTGCGTCACTTCGATATCCCCATCCGCCAGCGGCGCATCCGCCCTGTACGTTCCGCCGGGCAGCACAATCCCCTGCCCCTGGACGTAGTGACGGACGCCACCGCTTGGGATGCGATAGGCATTCACCTATCAGGCCGCCGCGAGGATGGTCACGTTGTCAGCGTAAGCACGCCACGCCTGCACGTCCGTGGTCAGGAACGCGTCGAACTTGCCCGCAGTCAGCGGCCCGGATGCTACGGTGTAGCGAACACCGACATAGCGCTCGTAATTGCCAGCCGGGAGTTTGACCGCCGCCAGCACGGTCCCCGCTGGCGAGAACGCGGAGAACGCCATCGCGCCGGTCGAGTAATGCACCGTCGCCGAGGTCGCCAAATTGGCCGTGGAATCGGATTCCAGCGTGACCGTCAGGGTCGCGTCCGAACCGGAATCGGTCGCCGCCGTCTGCGTCGAAACGACCAGATACACATCCTGCCCGGTGCCGATGTCCTTCAGCGTGTTGGTCGCGCCGAGGTCGATGACGTTGGACGAAATGGCGGTCGAGGTGACGGCCTGCGCATCGGAAAACTCATTCTTTGCATCGAGATACATGGGATTGTCTCCTGTAGTTTGATTGGCGAGCGATTAGCTCACCTGCGATTCGGCGTTGGTCAGGCGATCCACCACGCGCACCGGGACATCGCAGAACGACACCACCGGCTTGCCGCCCACCGTGTCGAACGTCAGTGTGTTGGTGGTCTTGTTCAGGGTCTGGCGACGCAGGAACGAACGGATCGTGCGGTTGGCGTAGAAGCGCGGGGTCACTCCGCTCACCGACTGGATGCGCTCCAACGCACGCACCATCAAATCCAGCAGGTCAGCGCCGGAGGCCGCGTTCTTGGTCAGCGCAGCCGTGTCGATGTTGGCGATGCGCACCGCATAGCGCCAATCGCGCACAGCGATACCGTTGCGCCAGATGTACTGATCCATGTACGCGCGGTAGCGGTTGTTGCTGCCGTCGAACTCGTCGCCCTCGCCGAGGTCCTTGTGCTCGATGCCCGCCGTGGTGCCCTTCGGGTAAATGCCGTGGATCGTGGTCGGAGACCAGCCCACCAGCCAGACGGAAGCGAGATTCGATGACCCGCTGCCCGAGATGATGTTCTGGCCGTTCTCCGCGGTCGTGGATGAATAGCGGGTGGACAGCCCGAGGAACCGCTCCGGGTTGATCGACGTGTCGCCGTAGAACACGGTCTCCAACATGGTCTCGTTCATCGCCTCGATGAAGGCCATGTTTTCCTGCATCCGGTAGGTCGCGGAATTACCGTTGAGCTTCGCCAGCTCCACGTCGATACTGCCACGCGCCTCCAGCAGGCCGCAGGCTTCGTCGACCTGAACCGTCCGGCTCTTGCTCGTCGGGACGCCCTGATTGAGCTTGCGGAAGTACACGTCGGGCAGTCCGACGCGCTGCGTGATGCGATGCCCCGTCGGGAGGTTGCCCTCGACGTAGGGGATGTCCATCAACATTTCGTTGTTCTGGTTCAGCAACTCGACGATGGTCGCCGCGTTGCCGTTCGGGTCGAGACGCTTTGCAACGTCCAGCAGGGTCAGATTTTCACCGGCCATTTTTCTTTCTCCAAAAAAAAACCGCCTTTCGGCGGTGTGGGTTGGTCAGGGGTTGGGTTGGTCAGGCCATCGACGGCCAGAGTTTCTTTTCAGGGCGAGATTCCGAAGCCGAGGCTTCGTTCTCCATGCCGTGCATCGGCTTGGGCTTCAAGTGCTGCCCGAGCTGATTGAACAGCCAAAGCACATCCGGATGGTTGCCGAGGTTGGTAGCGTCCATGCGCTGCGTGATCCCCGGTCGCATGCCCTCGGCCATGACCAAGGCGCGCTGCGCCCCCGTGGAAACTTCGGCAAAGTCCTTGCCGAACTCATCCTCGGACTGCACAGCCCACGCGCCGCGCTGGTGCTCCATTTCGGCGGTGCGCATCTTCAGGTACTCATCGACGCTCGCTTGCGCCTTTTCCTGAGTCCAGTTGTTTGCGCGTGCGAATTCCTGCACCGCATCCAGCCTGTCGCCTTCCAGCGTGTAGCCATCCGGCAACGTGAACGCCTCGTACTTCTCCGGCGCGCCCTCTTGCGGCTTGTCGTTGGCTTGCGCCTCGGACTCACCTTCCGCTTTGCCCTGCCCTTCCCCCGCACCGGCATCGGTGGCCTGCGTGGAGTCCGCGTTTGCGGCTGCTGCGGTGTCGCCCGTGGTCGCCGTGACGGCCTCGGTCGATTCGGTCTCACTACTCATCTTCTGCCTCGTTGTCATCGCCCTCGCGGGCATCACGTTCAGCCTTTCGCGCTTCGGCACGCATTTGCGCCTCACGCTCCGGGCAATGCTCACGAATCGCGCCAAGCCACCAGCGCGCGTTGTCTTGCATCGCCGCGGCAACCACCATGTCGTGCGGCTTCTGCCTGTAGGCGTAGCTATCCACACCGGCAACACTCAGGAAGCGCCAGACGATCCGGCGCACCTCGGGGAGCGCCATCACTGCCTGCACGTCAGCGCGGAAAGCCTTTGCCTCGCGCTTGATTCGATTCGCTTCCTCGCGCTGCCTGCGTGCGCGCTCGTCTGCGTCCAGCACGTCAGCCGCCCATCATCCCGGCCAGCGCGGAACCTTCCTGCGGCACCGTCTCAGCCGCCGTGCGCATCGCATCCGCACCCTGCTTCATCGCCGGAGCCATCGCGGCCATTTGCTGCATTTGCTGCTGCTGCGCGCGCTGCTGGCGCTTGGCTGCCACCGCGTCATCACTATTGACGATCCGCGCAGGCGCGCCGGTAAAGTCGTTCGTGATCTCGATGATCGCGTCGCTGTTGAGCTTGTCCATCACCGACGGGTCTTGCGTCACGCTCACCAGCCCGCCCGCAATCTGCAACACGCGCTCGATGCTGTTGATCCCGACCGCCTTCTGGGCCTGCGCCAGAATCGACGTGTATTCGACCTTCAGCGCCACACCGTCCAGAGCCTCCGGCAATTGGCGCTGCAAGCCGCGCGCAGCACGCACCGCAAAGACGATCTCGATGACAGGATCAAGCAGCTCATCCGTGAGCGTTTCCAGCGACGGCCCCAGCATCGCGGCCTTTTCCTCCTGCCGCGCGCTGATCTCCGTTGCCGTGCGCTGCCGGTCATCCAGAAAGTCCAGCATCCGGAACAGGTCGGCGTAGAAATGCTCACCGATGCGCTTTTCCAGCGCGTCGATGTCCAGCCGGATTTCGTTCTTGGCCCGCGCGTCAGGCACATACAGCGGCTCGACTTTGGTGCCTACCTGATCCATCGTCAGGTACGTGCGCGAACCCGGCGCAAGCGAAGCGGCCTTGTTGCGCATCGTCTCCGGCACGCCAACCGGCGGGCGCACGATCATGTCAGACAGGTAAATCTTGTCGCCTTCCTGGTGCTGCAATTGTTTCAGGTCGCCCACGCAATCAAGCGCAGGGCTTGGCCCGTACACGTCATTGCCATCCACCAACCAGCGCGGCGTCAGCGTCGGCATGTAGTCGTAGCCGTTGGTGCCTAGCACTCCGTAGCTGTCCGACTGCCCGCCGTCGATCCAGTAGATTTGCCTGTACTTGCGCTGACCTTCGACGTGCGAGCCGCGCTTGTAGTCCGGGTTTTTCTCAATCAGCGACTCAATCTGGAACTTCTGATCCAGTCGCCCGCCAGCCTTCGCGGACTTGACGGCCTCCGGCAATCCATCCTCGCCGAACACGGCCACGATGTTTTCCGCTGTCCAGCGGAAGCGATACCAGAATGCGTTGCAACGACCGCGGTGATCCACGCCGACTGCATACGTGCCAATGGGCCGAACGTAGAACCGCACCACGTCGTCGTCATCTTCCTCGACGGCAATCGCGCCAATCCCGAAAAGATGCCGGGAGTGGTATAGCTTGGACAACGCGGTGTAGAAATTGCTGCGCGCCAACGTGTCGCGGATCGCCTGAGTCTCATCGTCCAGCCAGACCTTGATGTCCTCATTGTCCAGCAGCGTCGGATCGGAAACGCCCAGCCGGAACCACGGACGGGACTTGCTCGTGTGGCCGCCGACGAATCCTGCATCCATCGTCCGCAGCGACCGGCTGATCGTGCTGTTGATGATGTTCCTTCGGCTGGGCAGTTTCTGCGAAACCTCGAAATCGCTCGTCAAATACTTTCCCGCATACGGATCACCATAGTCCGCCACCTCGCGCCACGCGGGTTCGTACGGCGCACGCTCCGCCAGTAACGCCGCTTTCCTGCGCTGGCAGTGCTGCCGAAGCTCGACGGTCATTGCCCGGTCGCCGTCTTGACAGGAGATGTCGGCGGCGAGCCTGTGCCACTGCCAGCGAGGATGGTGGACTGC